TTTCAGAAATAATAATATATCCTTTATTCCACATATCTGTTTTTACTTTTTTAAAATAATTAGCAATTCCCGTAAAGCCTGTTAAATATGCTTTTTCTATTCGTAATCCTTCTTCATTAGTTAAACCTAAATTTCTTGCAATAGTAGTACCATTACCTCCGTAATGTCAGTTTTGTTATCTTATAGGCTCTTTATCCTATAATTCTGCAATTTCCTTTAGTTATATTTGCAGCTCAGACTATATCATCATCCTAAAGGATGTTGGGCACTCTTGTTAGCTTCATCACTGTTCTAGTGGTATGCTATTAGTCGTTGAACCTTTTATCTATTCCTAGATAACTTGGCTGCTGATTGTCTACTTCTAGATTTTCCAGCAATTCACCCAATTTTCACTTATTTGTTACCAAATAAGGCGACAAATCTATTATATTTATATTCTAAATAAATAGTTGCATCTTTATACATAATTTTACGTTTTAGTTTAATGCAAATATATAAACAAAATATTTATAATAGTTAATATTTTAGTTTATCGCAAACTTAGCTTTTTTAGCTAAGGCTCTTAATTTAGGAAATACTGATTTAACTTCGTTTTCTTGTATATCATTTAAATCTTCAGGAAAACATATTTTAGCTACAAAACTATGTCCATCTCTTTCAGAGGTATCATTATAAAAAGCTATAAGTTTAGGTTCTTGAGAAAGTTCTGTAAATATAAAATCTTCTTGAGCATGATAATCACAGTCACAAAATTGGCAGCCTTCTTCAGCTACAAAACAAGCTCTAGTTTCTGCATCTGCTGGTAAATTTTGTAAATTAGGATATTCTTCTCCAGTATCTTTGTTTTTACCGCCAGAACTTAATCTTCCAGTATCCACTAATTGAGAAAATTGTGTATGTATTCGTTTAGTTTTATTATTAATACAAGAAATAAAAGATTCTCCATAAGTAGAAACATCTTTAGATATTTTTTTGTATTTTAAGTAAATTGGTGCTATAGTACTAATGTTTTTTTGAGGCTCTATGATTTTAGCTTCTACAGAATATTTATTTTCTTTTGTTTTTTTATCTTGTGTTATAATAGAAAAACCTAAATCTATAAATAATTCAGCAAGTTGTTTAGGACTATCCCAATTAATTATACATTTTTCACTATTATCAAAACCTTCAAATATATTACCTTGTAATTCTATATAAGTATATTTACTATGAGGTAAATTTGTAATAATCCAATTATCAAGTTCTAATTTTACTTCTTTTAAGGCTAATTTATTTCTTTCTAATCTGTTTTTCCATTTTGTTACATCTAATTTAATTCCACAAAATTCTGTATAAGCTAAAACTTTTACAAATTCATTTTCTAAACTTACAGCTTTAAGTAATTCTTTTTTTTGTAGTTCTACTAATTGCGCTTTATATAAAGGAATTAAGTATTTAACATCATCACATCCATACATAATAACTTTATCACTTAGTCCTTCATATGTTATTGTTCCACGTACAGATTTATCAAGAGTAACTCCTAAATAGTTAGAAACTAAGGAATCTAATGCATATTTGTGTGTTCCAACAGGATAGCCTAAATATAATAATCTTTCTGCTAAATAACAATCAAACAAGTTAGTAATTACTATTTTTCTATTATAAAAAAATTTCAGATCAAATTTGGCATTTTGTAAAATAAAAGTATTATTTATATCTTCAAAAAAACTTTTAAATTTTTGCAAATCTGTATGTAAGACATCTATACAAAATTGGTCTTCATAATTACCTATTTGTACTGATAACAACTCTTTTGTAAATACGTCAAATCCCATAGTTTCAGTGTCTAGACCCCACAGTTTCTCTTTTTGGAGTAACTGTAGGGCAGACTGCTCATTAATAATTGTATAAGAAGAAGAAGTAAAAATTCTTTTTTCATTAGTTACTAAATATCTCATATTATATTATTTAAGCCATACTACATTGTTTTCAAAATCTAACAACCACCGATATTTAGAAAAGAATTCTCTTCCTAATAAACCATGTATGGGAATATTAAAAGAATCATTAAATTGTTTCATAGAGTCATTTAAATCTAAAATAGTAAATTCCGTTCTAAAAATTAATTTTTCTATTTCAAATTCTAACATTGCAACAATAACTTCTTCTTTAGAAAGTCCTTTAGAATTTAAAAATGATATTGATTGTTCTTGAATATCTTTTTCTATTGTAAAATATTTATAAAAATCTTCTTTATTAAAATAACTTACGTTGGCTCCCGAATCTAATATAAAATTAAATATGTCTTTATGTATTTTAACAGAAATAATTGGAACTCCTGTTTTTATTAAGTTTTTATTAAAAGTAACTGTTTTTTTCTTTGAATTTGTTAAATTTAAATAGTATTTAAATTGCTTATTTTGTTGCTTTAAAAATAATAATATTGCTGCTAAGTAAAATACTATTATACTTAGACTCCAAATTATATTTAAAATTGTGTTTGTTGTAGTATTCATATATTAAAGTTTAATTTTCTCACTCACTTTATTCACATTAATAAACTTTATTTATGTGCTTTATTCACATTTGCTATATAAACAATTAGTACAGTGTATACAGCCTCCTTCATTAATTAGTTTGTTTCCACATTCTGGACAAACACTATTAGAAATTTCTTCTTTTGTAACATACTTAGCAAGGATTCTACAAATTGCTGAAACAAATGAAGTTATATTTTCATCTACTTTTTTAATTGTTTTGATAATAAATTTAATATCAGCATTATGTCTTAACAACATAGATACTAATAAAGTTATAGCTTTTTTATCTATACCATCATAATTATCTTGTATATTGTCAAGTAAAATCTCTTCTGATTTAAACATATAATGGTTTTTAGCTACTTTAATGATTTTACCAGTATGATTATTTACTTTTATTTCTTTTGGTTTTAAAAAAGTAAATATTTCATATGGTTTATCGTGTAATATACCTACTAATACAATATAAGTTTTTCCAATAATATTAATATTATGCAATTGTGCTAGTAATGTTTTTGGTCTTTTTTCAGCATTATTGTTTTGTATATTATTATCTTCATTGAAAGATTTTGTTAATATGGGGCTTCTACTTCCTTCTCTAAATATTGTAAGTCCTTTTAAACCTAGTTCCCAAGCTTTTACATATATTAATTCTACTTCATGTAAAGTAATGGTTTTTGGTAAATTTATTGTAGAACTAATTCCAGTATCTACCGAATTTTGAATTGCTGCCTGTATAGTAATTCTGTCTAACCATGAAATATTGGCAGCTGTAACAAATGTTTGTTCAATACGTTGTTTTTCTTCTTCAGAAAGAGTAGATTTTATTTTTTCGTATTCATCTAATACTTTTACATTTATTTTATATATCTTTTCTTCTTTGTTTAAAGATATTGTTTTACGCTCATATGATAAAGCAAAATGTGGTTCCATTCCTGTTGAAATTCCTAACATGGTCCCTATAGAACCAGTAGGAGCAATACTTAATAAAGAACAATTACGTAAACAATTATCTTTTTTAAGGATTTCCAATATCTCTTTTGGAACATTTTGTTTTATTATTGTAGCATCCCACACTGCCTTATTGTATCCAGGAAAGTTTCCTCTTATTTTTGCTAATTCAGAACTAGCCATTAAAGATTCTGTAAATATGAAAGGCATTAAATCATTTATTAATAAAACACTTTCTTTAGAACCATATACTATTCCTAATTTAATAAACATATCAGCTAAACCCATAATACCTATACCAATATTACGATATTTCATTGCCATAGTTTTTTGTGCTTCTAAAGCATGATTATTAAGATTTTCATCTATAATATCATCCATAGCTTCTACTATATAAAAAATATCTTGAGCTAAAGTATCATAATCAATTATTGCGTGTTGAGTAAAAGGATTTAAAACATATTCAGAAAGATTTATAGAACATAAATTACACGCTCCATGTTTTGGTAAAGGTTGTTCCAATTTATTATCTTATAGGCTTTTTATCCTATAATTCTGGAGGTTTCCCCCATACTTACTAATCTTATTAGTAAGATACTTCTGTTAATTCAGACCAGTTTAGCATATCTTTTTATTATTAGCTCTTCTTTTATTAGCTAGTTCCCTAGCTTTAGTTACACATTCAGGAGAACAACATTTTTTGGGATAGTGTGGTTTAACCTTAAAAGTCTCTCCACATATTTCACATTGTCTTTCTTCAAAGTAAGTTTTGGCTTTTTCTTTCATGGTGTTAGCTCCTTTAAGTAAACCAGCTCTCATTCTTGCTGCTTTATCAGGATCTTTCCAAACCTCTTTTGTGTGTTCTCCAATTAATTTTTTAGTAGAAGAACAACATAACCCTTGCTCTCCTCCTAATTTCCTATTATACCCTATGTCTCTATTAGTAGAGTTATATTCTGCTATATATTTTATTTCAGCAGCATTTAATTTTTCTAAGGAATTATACTCTTCTAGGACTTCCCACATAAAATCAGACTTATTATACTTGTTCAAAGCTCTGTGAAAGTAATTGTTTCTTCCAGAACTGTTGGCTTCTCTATAATGCTGACTTTTTCTGTGCTCTAAAGAGTTTCTACTCTGGCCAATATAAACTTTTTGGTTTTTTAGATTTGTAACTTTATAAATAATCATAACTAATAATATTGGGTACTCTTGGTAGGATTATATTTATTCACCTACTATGCGTTACACTGTTAACTATCCTTACGCAATATAGTTAATTAGCACGGGATTAACATATACAAAGATATGTAAAATTTTTCAATTTTTCAAATATTTCCACTTAGTCTTCCCCGTTTTTACCCAATTTTTTACTTGAGGCCAACAACTTAACTAGCTGATACTCAGACCACAAGGGTTACATGTTTCTATTTTATATTCTTCTATATGTTCCATAATATTATAATGTCGAAATCTATCAGTAAAAATTACTCCGGGTTCAGCATTATAGTATGACTGCTCGATTATTTTTTTATACAGTTTTACAGGATTAACAGTATAAACTATTGTTTGATTTTGATATTTTTGTTTTACTTCAACTTCTTCATCATCATATTCACCTTCTGTAGTATAATAATATTTTACTATTTCCATAAATTGATTATCTATTTCTACAGAAAGATTAGCCTTATTTATTTTATTATGATCGCTTTTTATATTTATAAATGTTTCTGCTTCTTTATGCCAAGCATCTATAGACATTAATAAAGCCCCTTTTCTATGGCCGCATTGAGAAATACTGTTAGTAGTAGTATTATACATTTCCATAAATGGAACAATACCATCCCCTTCATATTTGTTTCCAATTAGAACACCTTTTGGTCTTATTTTACTTAAAGATAAACCTTGTCCTCCTTGAGCTTTAAAGGTTAATGCTATTTCTGTATTAACTTTTAAAATGTCTTCTAATGAATCACCAACAAAACCAATAGAATAACAGTTACTATAACTGCCATTATTAGTTCCTCTATTAGCTAAGGTTCTACCACCAAATAAAAACTTTTTTTGTATAATTAAACTAGCTATTTTTTTGTTGTTATTACTTATTCTTTTTATCCACTCATCGAATGTTTCATCGTTTATTCTGTATTTTTTTTTCCAAATATCTATACTTAAAATATTACTATTAAAAAAATCTATTACTTCTTGTTCTACCATAATTTTTTCTTTTTATTCTTTCACTCGCATCATTATTGGTGACTTTCCATTATTAGATAATAATTCTCTTGTGTATTTATATTCATTATTAGTTTTATGCCAAATAATTTCATTTACTATAGTTTTCCAATTTTTTTTAATATTGCCAAAAACTATAAAATCTTCTTCATTAACGCAATTATAAAATGGATATAACATAGGAGCTAAATTAACAACATTAACAACTACAAAAGTAAATGGTTGTAAAGTATATTCATTAAAAGCCTTGTTTTTACTAAGTATAAATTGTACTGCTTGATAATATAAAGTACCTTGTAAATAATAATTTAAATTTATAAAAGATTTATTAAAGTCAGTTTCATCATAATTAGTTACTTTTAAATCATATATAGTTATAGTTTTATCTTTATTATTAATTACTATAATATCGGGCATTATTTTTATAATTTCTTCACATAAACCATCAATAATTATTTTAGGTTGAAAAATTATATCAGTGTTTTCTGTTTCTATAAAAATGTTTTTTGTAAAACTATTAGTATATAATTCGTATCTTACTTGTAAAGCAGTGTTATATTCTTCTATAGTTATTCCTTCTTTATTTACATTCTGTACTATATTAGAGTAAAATAGATTATTTTCTTCTGCTTTTAATATTTTCGATATTCTAGTTGATGTATTATAGTTTAAATAATAATTAAATTTATTACAACTTTCTAATATAAAAGTTTCTGGAACATCTTTTAATTCAGTAATAGCAGTGTTTTCCAAGATATCTATTAGTATAGATTGAATTGTTTCTGATGGAAGTTGTTGTGGTACTTTATAAAATTTATTATCAAATTCTTCCGTAGCTGTTAATATACAATCTACCATATTACCAATTTTCATATATTTAGTCTTTTTTTTATTTTGAGTAATGAGACTTTTGGGGCCTTCTTTTTCAAAGCGACTAAGTAAAGAATAACTAATATATGGTAAAAAATGATAGTCTTCTGTTGAACAATTTTTTAATGTTAAGTCTAAAAATTCTTTTTTCATTTTTAATATTACTCTTGATATTCTTCAGTATTAAGTTCGTTATTATATGTTGGATCTAAAGCCATACAATAACAATCTACTTCAGCTTTTAAAAAAAGTAAAGATTCTATATCTAAATTAGAATAGGAACCTTTATAATTTTCTTGATATAAATGTTTTTCTACTAATATTACAGTAGAATTTATTAATTCAGAAAGACTATCAAAATCACGTTTATTTATGTACTCCACTGCTTTATTGAACTCTTTTGTTGGAAGCACTTTTAAAAGAGTTTTGATTTTATTTAGTTGTTCATTCATTGGTAACGTATTTATTATATTTATCATTTCCATAATTTCTTTTTTTGAATGTGGTTCAAAAAAATAATAATTAAAATTACAAGTTTCTGCTTGCTGATCTAACCAAGAAAGAAATATTTTTTTTCTAATTGGATATGTTTCATTTGGTCTGCCTTTAGTTTCAATATAAATTTTATATCCACAATAAGAAAAATAAAAATCAGGAGTATATTTAATACCTTGTAATTTATTGTTTGATAACATTAAAGTTTCTTTTTTGTTTTTTTTCTGTGTATAATGCTTATAACAACTCCCAAACTTTAAAATATATTCAGGGAAAATTTCAAACTGTTGTGGTTCATAAGAAGGATTAAAACCTGCTATAAATAATAATTCATAACAGGTTTTTTCCAACTTACTTTTAAAACGTATTCCGGCATATTCAATCGGAGATGCGTTTTTTACTTTTTTATTATTCATTAATAAAGTTCAAGAATATTGTTTGTAAACAATACTTCTTCTGGTTCTACATACATTCCATTTTTATCGCCAGAGTCTCTTTGTACTTCTGTAAGTACTAAATTAGCAGATAAGAAAGAAATTAAATATTTTGCATATTTAGTAGGATAAACTAATTCTAATAATTTTTGTAATCTTAAATGCGGCTGTACAAGACACAGTTCTCGTAAGTCAAATTCTTTAGTTGTTGTTTTTTCAGCAAATATTAAGATTGCATTAAATATAAAAAGCCAATTTATAATTTTATTGCTATTATAAGTTGGTTTTAGAAATCTAAATTCAACCGTTTTAGAACCTGAAAAAAAGCACATATTAATTAGATTAATCCAATGATACCGAGATTCCATATTCCACTTTCTATTTTCCCGGTTGTTATGTGGATGTTGTTCAGTTAAATTACCTAAAAATTCTGACTGATTATCAGATAAATACCTATAAAGAGATTTAAAATCTTTTATACCAGAAGGTAAAGCTTTACAATAATCTTTTCCATTTGGTTTAACTAATCTAGTATTAAATACATATTCTCCAAAAATACTTTGTATAGAAGGCTCTAAATACATACAAGTAACAAATAAATTATATATGTTTTCAGTGTCTACTGGAAACCCTCCTAAATGTATATGTAAAGAACAAGACGCATCAAAGTTTGTCCACATTTTTAACGTTTCTACTTGTTTCTTTAATAACAAACAGTTTTCTTCTGGGAAAGAAGGTATGGTTACATATTCAATGCCAGAGATAGAACCATCATGTAATGGAATTAATCCTAACTTTATAAGTTCGTTTGCTGGCAACATTCCTCCTGAAGTTTCAAATTCACAACCATATGAATATTTTAAAAGTTGTGAAGCTTCAGGGTTTATTATGACTGATTTACTTTTTTGTGTTTTCAACATTCCCCAATTTTCAGTACTATAAGTAACATTAAATTCTTTTGCACTATAACATTGGGGCCAATTATATGGCCAATGATTAGCTCTCTTTGTTTGTAATCTAACTATATATTCAGGACTAGGCTTTCCATATATTAGATAACAATATTGACCTAAAAATGAATTTCGGTATAATTGTGTTTCTTCTAATTGTATACTATTATATATAACAATATCAAAAAAATCTTGGTCTCCATCTGTAAAAACAATTTTTATATTTTTAAGGGGATTACCTGTAAAGCAACCAAAATCTATTTTTAATAAATCTTCAGAAATCTCAAAAAGAGTAATGCCAAAAAATCTTTTATTTATATTACTTCCTATGTTTTTAAACTTCTTCTTTGTTTCAAAATCAAATAAAAATTCTTCAGTCCTTTCACATATTTTACTATATAGGTCATCTCTAACCCATTGAATTTTATGTAAGATTTCTTGTATAGGAATATTTTTATAGTTTTTTATTCTTAACATATATTTTAATTTATAATACAATTAATGCAAATAATTCTAAATTATCTAAGAATTCAGATAATTCTATTTCAGGTAATGCATAAGCTGCTTTTATCTCTTGAAAAAGTTTTTCTTGCATTCCTCCAGTAATGTAATCTTTTTGTGGAAGTATTTTACCTTGTACAATAATCCAAGTATTATTACTAACAAAAGGAATAGTAAAATTACCACTGTATAACTGAGGAAATACGTCTACATCATAAACTTGAGAATTAACTCTTTTTTCAGATTTAATGATATTTTCATAAAAAAGATTAGGCTCTACATTATCTAAAAAAGGTAAAAAGCTACAAGAAAACACCATGTCTTTACCATAAGCATCTTCCATAAATTTAGAAGGAGACATCTTAAAATTATTTGCAATGTTTTCTAATACAGTAAATAAAACAGGATGTTTTAGTAATATGCCTTGATAAAAGTAAAAATCACAAAAGTAAGCAGAAGCTGCTACATGTTCATTTATATAACCATAAGCACTCATTCTATATGAACCATGCATTAAAACAGCTTGTGGGTTACGCATATCATAATAATAACCATCATAATATTCTATATCATGAAAACCACTTTTAGAAGAAGAACTAATTACTTTTGTTGTGATTTTTTCTTTACTAATAATTTCTTTCTTTTGATGAAAAATTGATTCTTCTTCTTCTACTTCTATATCTTTATCATAAAAAGAATGTTTATCGTATGAAAATCGTCCTTTATATATATCTAAATTAATAGGATATTTTCTATAAGAATGATTAAATTCTAATTGAGTACGATCATATACTACAGAAGAAACAATAGTGCCATTAATTATAGTAAATAATGTATTAGCAGTAAAATTAAAACATTTTTGGTTTTGTTCGTAAAATAAACTGCTTAAAGGTGCCCATAATGACGAAAACCACATACCTTGTTTATCTTCAGTTTGTATACCATATAAAGGGCGCTCCTCTTCAGGTTGTCCATTCCATGTTTGTTTTGATTTACCTCGAAAAATCGAAACAACAGGACTTCCTTTTTTAATAGTTCTATAATCAATACAAACAAAAGCCCCAGCACCATCGTATTCTTTAAGTACATCAAATCCTATACTATAAAATAATAAAGCCATGATTTGACTATCAGAATAAGCACTTTCATATTTTACTTTATATTTATCTGCTAAATCTTTAGCATTTTTAATAGTACCATTATGTAATAATACAAAACTGATTGGATTGTTTTCATCTTTAATAATAACAGGTTGAGCTAAAGCTTCTGCTATTCCTCCTACAGATGCTTTTCTACAATGACCTACAGCTATATTTGCGTCACCTGTATTTTTTAATAGTTTACTTTTAGTATAAAAACTTGTAAAAAGTCTGTCTTCTCCACCATATTCAACTTGTCTATTAATCATTATTCCACAATTATCTCCTCCTCTACTATCATTACAAACACCTAAAGTTGCGAAAATTGATTTATTCAAAGGTTTTTTTGTTCCAATATATCCAAATATTCCACACATAATTAAAAATTTTATATATTATAATTAATATTAAGTTGATTACATATTTCCACAGCTTGTTGAACGTTTCCGGTATCTATAATAGAACGCACATTATCCCAATCTACTCCTAACATTTTAAATCCAAATGGTTGAGCTACTTGTTTTACAGCTAACATTGTTTGATTAAACACCCAACCAATTAAAACATCAGTGCTTAGAAAATATCCAGACAACACTCTATACTCTAATCCATAAGAAGTTAATCTGAAACAACCTGCTTTTCCATATAAATTACGTCTACGACCATCTGTATCTATAATAACAGAAGGAATGCCTAAATAAAGATCTAATGCTTTAATTATAGCTAATTTAGCGCTTATAGGAATCACTGGCATAAAACCTAAATGAATATGAAATCCTGTTGTTCTATAATTTACATTTTCTGTTTCTGGTTTAGGATTAACAGATTCAGTATATACATTATAATCTACATCACACCCAAACATTTGTGATTCAGGAGTTAAAAGTTGATCTGCTTCGATATCTGCTGATGCTTGACATAATATATCATAATTAGAATTAATTCTTTTAACCATAGAAGATATATAAGATTTCATTAAATTAATATAATTTATAAAATCTAGGCTATTCATTACTGGCGGAATATTAAACTCTGCTAATATATTATCTGTTTGTATACCAAAACCTTTTGGAAATCCTTCAGGTTTATATGCATTTCTTTTTTCTCCAGGTATAATCCCTATTGAAGAAATAATTTTATTGTTACTTTTATCCACAATAAATAATTCAGGGTCTGCTCCAATTGTAATTTTTGAATTCATATTATTTTAAATAGATGTTAATTAATTCACATAAATAAGTAACTGTTTCTGAGTTTACATCCATATTTTCAGGATGCCCTTGTATTCCTAAAGAATTTATTTTAGGATAAAACACAATTTCAGGTTCTTCATATATATTATGATTCCAAAAGATATTTGCACCTTCGTAATAATTAGATCGTGCCGGAGTTGCCCAAGCAATAATTTTATAATTATCAACAGGCATATTATAAGGATAAGCCATTTGATGGTGTGTAGAAGTTATTTCTAAAACTTTATTATCTATCGTTTTTATATCATGATAGCCCATTAAAGCGTGTCCACTAATATTTTGTACTAGTCTTCCTCCACTCATAGCACATAAAAACTGACTACCTTTACATATTCCAAGTTTTAATATATTATCATTGTGTTTTACTTCACGAAAAGCTTCTAAAAAATTCCTATCACTAACACTATCACTAACTGTAGTGCGATGTGGTGCACATTTATATAACATTGGAGTTACATCTGCTCCTCCAGGGAAAAGAACTATATTAGCTTTTTGTATATCGTGTACGATAGAAACGTTAAATTTTGCTGACAAAAAAGAAGTATAATTATTATATCCTTCTACTACATACACAAAAATTGTTTTTTTATTGTTTTCCATAAAATTTTAAATTTGTTCAATATTACTAAGAGTTGTTAAATATTGTTCATATAAAGGTCTATATAATTTTTCAAATCTTTTGATAACCTCTTCGTTAGAAAAAAGAAACTTACTTTTTTGAGTATCAATAATTTCCAACAACTCTGTTTCAACTTCGTCGTTAACGCTTACAAGTATGTATGAATCAAATGTACCAGTAACAGAAGTCATTTCATTATGCATACATTTTGTTTTTAAAACACCACAAAACTGTCTAAGATTTATTGGTTTATATAATCTAGTGGCTCTTTGTCCACTATGAACATCTCTACCAGTTAGTGTGTAAGTTATTAAAAACATTATAATTGTAATTAAAGACGTTTTAGACAAATAATTTAATTTTTTTAAACATAATGCTTCTTTTATCACATAATTAAAAGGCCATTCATATAAATATCTAATCCAAGTTAAAGCTACTTTATTAAAATAAGAAGATTCACGTAATACTATTTTAATTATAAGCTCAGGTTCATCTTTTTTTTCATTATCTATAATTTCAAAATAAAAACCAAAAATGACTGATAAATATTTTAGATAATATTTTATTTCAAAATCATCAAGAAAGCAAAAATTATTGTTTTGGTCGTTAGCTTTTTTCCTTATATAAATATGAAAATTAATTATTATTGAACCATGTTGTTTTCCAAAATAATTACCAAAACAAGCATCATGTCTAATACCATTAGAATTAATTTGGTCCTTTTTATTAGATTTATATGAATATATTGTATCGTAATTTAATAGCTTAAATTTCATTAACTAGGTTTTTTAAACAATTAATATATTTTTCCACTCCGATCTCTCCTAATGAAGGAGCGCTATTTGTTTCTAAAATAATAAATTTAGGTTCGTCATGTTTGCTTGTTTGTACTTTAATGTCTATAGCTGCTATATCTAATCCTACAGCATTTTTAGCTTTAATACATTCGGTTACAATCTTGTCCCAATTAGTAGGAGTATTAAAATCAGGATTTTCTTCTAAAATCCAAACACTATTGTTTTCATGTCTATGCCAACGTATTTTTGCATCTGTCTTTAACATTTTACGACAAGCATAAAAACAACCGTTGTTTGTTACATGAAGTCTATATTCTCTAGCATACATATAGTATTTTTCAATTATATAGTTTTCACAATTAGCATGTTTCCTTTTAAAGTCTATAAGTTCTTCATTATTTGTAATATAATAAATATTTTCTCCTTTAGAAGAATGTTTATGTTTAATAATGGCTGGAAATATATTCCAATTATCTGAATTTGAAAGAATAGTATATTCTGCAGTAAGAACTCCAGAATTAATGAAAGCTTCTTTCATTTTAATTTTATCTCCTGATATTTTACAGGATAATGCGGTGTTTATTTCTTTAAAAGCTCTTTTTTTACTTATTTCAAAAGCAAAAATTTCTTCTGTAGGAGTTACACTTCCTAAACGCAGTACTGTTGGTACTTTAGTTTCTATTCTGCCTACTAATTCTTTGGCAGTGTGATTTAAACTTCTAATTCTTAAAAACATATTAAAATTGTTTACGTATTTTCCAATCGCCACTTTCAATTATTTTAAAATTTGCATGTATTTTATTCATGACATACAACATGACTGTGTTATTATCTATAGTACTATACACTTTATTATATAATTCAGGAAATCCTTCGTATCTATCAAGTTGCTTTTCTAAGTTAATAGAGATTTCATATAATTCTAATGTAATATTGTGTGTAGAATTTGAAGAAGTTAATGTTGGAAATCCCCAACCAGTATCCATTAATATAAAAGGACAAGATACAGTAATTGTTTTAATATATCTAGCCTCCTTTAATAAATAATGGGCTCGTTCATTTTTTCGTAAAGTGCCGTATACACCAATAATTTTAGTATTCATTTTATTTTAAATTAGTGAAAGAAATATTATTTTCTTTTGCATATTGTAAACCAACATTTACTATCATCACCATACTAACTTGCTGTTTACCTAGTCGACTATCTACGTCTTCCATAACTATATCACTTTTTATTTGTTTATGTATATTTATCTCATTATATACACCTAAATCACATAATTCGTGTATAATAGTACGACCTGTCCCCCAATACCTCCAGCTAAAATCTTGGTTGCGGAAAACTAGGTTATCTACATAATCACAATAATTTTGTTTTATTTTTTTAATGTATATTAATTTAAGTAAATAAAAACAAAGTTCTTCAACTGTAATATTTTTAAAATACGTTTTGAGTAAATTATATAAATCTCCAAAACTTCTTCTTTTATTCTTATCACATTGATGTTTTTTACTTTCTGTATAATATGTTCCAGGCATATTTTTTTCAAAATATAATGCTAAAAATGAATAAGCATCAGTACATTGTTTAAAATATGTATTATAAATATATTTTGAAACACACAATAAGTTTTTTTCTAATTTTATAGTTGTTCTAAAAATTTTGTTAATCATGTTTTTTATTTTTTATTTGTTTTATGTGATATTTAATAGCAGCGTCAGCTATTGTAATCATTGAATAATCTTGAACACCTTTTTTAAAAAGGAAGACTATATCATCATTGATAAAATGTTTATTTACTTTATTAATATCTAATATTTTACCTTTTTTATACGAAGCTTTAAAAAATCTGATTTCTGAACTTTCATCACTTTCATCATAATAAAAAACCCAGTTATGCAGTTCATTACAGAATAAATATACTATTTTTTTAGTTATGATTAGTTTAAACAATAAATAACATAACTGTTCTTTAGTAACTTTTGGAAAATAATAACGAATAAGTTTATATAGATCATATAAAGATCTGTTACGATAAGCATCACATTGTAAGGTTGTATTTGATTCTACGAAATAAGTTGCAGGAGTATCTTGCATAAAATACATTAATAAAAATTGTCTAGGTGTTTTACAATTTTTAAATTTCTCATAATCTTTTTTAGATAAACAAAGTAAATCTTTTTTATCTTCTTTATTTTTATTTTCTTTCATTTTTAGATTTTTTTAAAAGCAATTCACTAAGGTTAGACACACGTAATAATTCATCTTTTATTGAAAGAGTTTTATTAATTTCGTATTTCATAAAATAAATATTAAAATTTTAAGGATTGTAATTACCATAGTTAATTAAATTATAAATTGTTTGTTGCAATACTTCTGATCCATGATTTTTATATAAATCGCTTGGATCTTTAGATGCTAAATGCTCTGGAATAATAATTTGTGGTATTTTAAATTTATCTGATAAAATTTTACCATAAATTAAACCATAATTAGTTTCTTTAGTAAAATCATTATCATATAATATGAATATATTTTTAAATCTGTTTTTTAATATGTTTAAAACTTTTTCTTTTGGTAAATATGATTCTGCTTGTACACAGGTGGATGGAATTCCAGTATTTTCCCATATACACAAAGCATCTTTTCTGCTCGAAGTAATAATTAAATTATCACCTGTTTTTGGTAATTTATTCCATAAGTCCCACACACTGCTATCATGAGAATTTAACCATTTATATTGAGTATTATAAGGTTGATATATTTTTTTAGTGGTTTTATGATCTTTGTGTTCTATATATACATAAGCATATTTATCAGCAGGTATAGTATAAACAGTATTTTTTGTTGTAATAATAACATGGGAGATAGGAAAAACATCACCAAAAGATAATCCTTTAATAGTAATACCATAAGAATTCCAATATTTAAAATCATAATCTTTCCATTGTCTTACTTTACAATCAAGAGTTGTTATCTTATTATTGTTTTTTTTGGTTCGTTCTTTTTTAGAAAAATCGTTTATATAACTATTAACATTAATTTTAGATAAATCTTTATATATAATAAATAAGGTTTCTTGAAAATTTTTATTAAAATATTGTTGTAATAATTTAAAAATATCTCCTGTTTCATTTGTGGCAAAATCTTTAAAATGTAGTATTCCATTAAGGTCATAAAACAAACCAAAAGAAGGATTATTATCTTTTCTAAAAGGCGAATTTATAACTGTTGGAACAGTTGTTACATTTAAATAATAAGCTAAAAGATCTACATCCTTACAACAATTAAGGATGTAGTCTTTAGTTATAAATACTTTATTTATATTAAACATCCTGTTGTTATCTTAACCATTCAGGAAGATCTTCAGAATTATCAATAGAATCTAAAACTTCTTGTGTTGTATTTTCTGCAAATTCTGTTTTTTCAATTACGTATTCTTTTAATGGACAATCTGCAAATTCTGTATTTGCATAAGCACCGTTTTCTTTTTGCTGCTTAACCGCTTTTATTAATGAATCAAAATTTTTAGCGGACATTTTTTGAAAGGCTTTATTAAATACTTCATAATATTGTTTATTATCTTCGGTAGTTTTTATTCCAACACTTACACGTACCATATAATCTATTGTAGATAATAAAATATTATTGATTTCTGAAAAATCATTTTCAAATAATTTCTTAATGTTTTCAAAACGAGCTTCTGCTTTAGATGGATCTTTAATAGTAACTATTTTATTGGTTTTAAAATCTGTATAATGTAAATTAGGAGTATTAGCATAAGCTTTTAAGAATTTCATAAGTAATTCTTCTCCTCCAATAGCTGGAACATATGAATTATCTAACAAGCCATATTGAATGTATACTTCTGGAACAATATGTTGTGCAAGTTCTTCTTTAGTGACCCACCCACATCTTCCGTATTTATCAATTACTTGAATTTTACCTGAATTTTTTCCTATTACAGTATTATTAGTTAGAATAAAAGTAAGAGGAACTATAAGGTTTACTCCTTTATGTAAAACATCGTCTGTTTTAAGATAAAACATTATTTTTATTCTTTGTATTCCATCGTCTTGAGTAGGTAAGGTATAAACTGGTTCATTGGTTAGTGTTGTACCATAAATAGTTGAAAGTTCTTTTAAGTCGGGATTACAACTTAATACTTTTACTGTTGCAATTCCTATATATTTTTTAAATGCTTGTGCATTATGATTGTTGTTTCCTGTGTTAAAAGCCATAATAAATAATTTTTAATTCTTTTTATAATAATTGTTTACTTTTTCTATTACATATCCTAAATCATTAGGAATATATAAAGTATCAAACATGCCATAAGGAGATTTAGGAGAAGATATTAAAGCATCTTCATTAGTTATAAATTCTTTTATAACTTGTTTGTTGATTGTATCAAATCTTGATGTTCCTACTAAAGTAATATCAAATTTGCCTTCTGGAGTTATTTGATCATCAACCATTTTACCCACAGTTTTCATCTTGATGTAAATTCTATTATCAGGTTGTAAAACATCTTCACCATGAGCTAATACTATAATATGCTTATCAACATCTTTATAGGATTCTATAGCTTCAAATATTAATCCCATAAAATACCCCATCTTTTTAGGTGTCAATTTGTTATCCTAAGAGCTTTTTATCTCTTAGTTCTATATCTTCTTGCATAGTTGATATAGTTCAGCATACATTTTCATCCTAATTACATAGGAGTTGGATACTCTTGGATACATTATATTCTTCTACTTTATAGAAGGTTCAGTATCTATGCGTTACACTGTGCAGTTCTTTTATCTACTGCATTTAGCACGGTATTAAGTGCTTTATCCCTTTTTCTTTTTAAGAACACTGTAGCATCTTTATACAGATAATCAAATATAGGTTTTCTTACTTTAATATTATAACTAAAATGTAAGCTCCAATAGTCAGTAATCTTTCTATTTTCCTTGTAAATATACCATTTTAAATCTGGTATTATCTCTAAGAATTTATCTCTGATTTGTTCTGCAAATTTAGGTGAATTACAAATCATACTAAAATGCTTATCACCTATAGACCCGTCTCCATCTATGAACCCTCTTATGAAATCTCTTTCATATTGTTTGTGAATATTAGGAAATTCAAAGTTAGCATCATAAGTCTTTCTTGGTTGTATATTATATAAAGTTCTCAAATCAGTAACCAATTCCTTATCACATATTTGTAAAATTGTAACTGATTTTTTATTTGGAGCCTTGGGTTGGTAGAATCTAAGATTATTATTAGGAGCTATCTCCCTTTGTATTAACCTTATAATTTCATCATCCTCTGATACACAACCAAATCTAAGCCTCACCAGCTTACTTGGTCTATCCTTTCTTACTGATTCTTCTATGGAACCATCTGCTACTATATAGCCTAAAATGTAGGCTTTCACCTCTGAGTCTATTACTTTAAAGTAATCACTCTTATGTTCTTTCTTGTTAGGAACAAAATCTCTCATAATTATTGTATATTTGGTTGGCAAATATACAAATAAATATTGAGATATGCAATACCCTTCACCGTTTTTACCCAATTATTTTCACATAGATTACTCTATGCAGGGACACACATTCTATCCCAACCTCCTTTTAGAGCATTATCCATATAATAATCCTGCATTAAATAATTGAAATCATCAATGATAATATTTTTAAATGCACTAGTTTTTAATGCTTTTATCAACATAGCAATTTCTTCAGGATTATTAGTAATATATCTATTACCTGAATTGTACTTTTTTGGTTGAGCAACTACATAATTAATAGCACTTTTAGGAAATGTTAAAGGTTTTGATGTAACACTAATAATATAGGTTTCTTTAGGATTAATACCTTTATGTCCTAATTCTGGAATTTCTCCTAAACTGAAAGTTTTTCCAAAACCTGACTTTCCTAAAACTAAAATTCGACTCATGTTTTTTCTTTTTTAATTTGTGAATAAATAAAATTACTTTTGAATTATTAACTCTGTCTAATAACTTATAAGCATGAATTAATTTTGGATCAGTTGGCAAAGGTAACTCTGTAAAATAATCCGTTGCTCCATCAAAAAATAATGGACAAATTGCTCCTGCTCCACCAGACCTACTTATAACTACTTCTAAAAATCTAATATTATCTTTAAATTTAGTTATATCGTATCCTTCATAATCACGAATACCATGTCTAAAAGGACTAAATAACCCTAACATAGTATTACAATCCCTTGCAATAATTTTAGCTTCTCCTATTCCATCTACAGTTGGTTTTAATTTTCCTAATCTTAAATTTTCATTACTTTCTTGTGCCATTGCTTGTTGAACAATCCCAACAACAGTAAAATTATATTTATTACGCAATGTTAAAAAATACTTAGAACTCAAATCAACCATTGACTCTCTTAAAGAACTCCCTTTTTCAGGAGTTAATAAAGCCAAATGATCTACTATAATAATTCTATACTCTTCTGGATCTGACTGTATATAATAATCATCAACTTCTTTTTTTTCAATAATTTC